ATCCTTTCTCCATTAATTGCAAAATATTGAGCAGTATTAACTGTTTCTATAGATGTTCCATATAAAAGATCTGGTGCTTGATTGGCAGAATCAATATCAGTATATAAACATTCACTGAATGATTGAACTTCCAAATTTCCGGTCCAGTTAGAATCTGGATAGAATTTGATCAATACATCATTTCCGGAATATTCTCCACCAAATGTTCCAATACCGGATGCAGTGTCAAATGTTCCAATACCAGATGCCGAAAGGAATGATGATTGTTGTACATAAATGTCAGTTTTATCTTGAACCATCATAATTTGATGGATAGACTTAGTAGATCCAATACTAACTTCAACCAAAGATTTTGCAGAATCAAATAGATTCTTGTCCAAAGTTAAGAATGAAATTGGTGCTGCCGAAGTTGTTGTAGAAAAATCAGATTTGTAAACTGCAGATCTCTCATTACCTTCTGGTTGATTTGGCAATATGTATCTAAAAGTTCCGACTCCAACAGCTGTAGTACCAAATCCAACAATTCTAGTCTTTACAACTAAATCTTGATCAGATTCGTTTTCATAGGTTAAATTAATATTGCCGGAAGTTAGATTTGCATTAAAAGATCCCAATAAATTGGAGGATCTTGAGAATTCTTCAGTATCAAAGTAAAACTCTGAAATACTTGTATCAGTTCCATTATGTGTCAAATATACTTCTACAAAATTAGTTTCTTTTGATGATTCTTTGTATATTTGTGCATTTACATGCAATGATGTTATCTTATCGGCAGGAGCTCCAATAACTGTATCAGTATTTCCGATAAGAATTTCTTGGCTACGAGATGTCAGATCAACAAATCCAACAGATGTAGTTCCGACACCAATAACTTGATTCGTAAAACTCTTATCAATATATTTAATATCATATTCAGTATCAAATGCGTCTACTGGAGTAAATCGGACAAATGTGTCTCCGAACTCATTAGTCTCAATCGAAAAATCTCCATACTGCTCTTCATTATTTGTGGTAAATCCAGTTCCTACATTAACTAATGATTGTTTCTCTAAAATACCAGTGTTTCCACTTATGGTATTTTTTATGAAAATCAAACTTGTCAATTGAACTTGGTCTTGTCCACTTACATCAGATACTTTAAATAGATAATTATTATAAGAGTCTGAATCACTGACTTTAACCAAATCTTTAAAAGTTAATGGTTCATCTTCAAAACTAGAAAATTCATCCTTAATATTATCTACTTTTAAAACAATATTTGACTTAGCTTCATTGTAATTGGTTAACTTTTTATTTTGTAGTTTCAAGAATTTGGATTTGTTGTTGAAAAGATCAACATCTTTTACGAAATCAAAAATATTAATAGTGTCAACTCTATTTTCAGAAATATAATCTCTAATTATTGTGGTTACGTCGGATGTTGTGGAAAGACCAATCTTATCATCCTCATCAGACATTACCACAGTATCTGAAAAATTCTTAATGCCTATTGAGTGTACTAAACTATTAATAGGTGTTCTAATATCTTTCCATTGTTGCTTGCTTCTAATCGAATATGATAAATTTTGATAATAATCATTATCAGCAATAATTTGATAATCTTCACTCAGTTTTCCTGTTTCATTATCCCATCCTTCATCCTTTCTATTTGAGAATTTTGTCTCATAAAATCCTTCATATTTTACTAAAGATTCGATAGTAGCAATATTACCAGAAGTTTTTCCTTCTAGTACATCTTCGATAGAAAGATCATGTGATCCAAAAACTTTGAGGGATCCAGAGATATCACTTTCAGTAACTTCCAAATCAACTTCTTCACCATCAATTAATATTTTTTCTCCAATATCAAAAGTTGATGGTGACAGTGAAATTGTGAATGATGGATAGTTTGTTTTGGATATAATAGTTCCAAATGAATCTTGAATTGTTTTTGCAATTCCAGTATTTGTCCCAAATTCAGTAACACTAATGGTTACTCGATCATCAATAGTTCCGCTAGCAAACTTATTTTCATAATTAGTTACTTTAAAGAACTTATATCCATAATCACTAGAATTAAATCCATCTCCAGTCGTACTATACTTTTGAATCCCTTCAACAAAAACTTCATCATTTACTACGAATGGATCCGTAGAGAATCCCGCAGTTGGTGTAGTCAAAATACAAGTGAAAATTCCAGTGTTTGATGATTGAACTTCTTTTATACTAATTCCATTTGTATTGTTTGTCGCAAAAAGTTCTGCTGACTCATCAGATATTCCTTTCGGTAAAATATTAATATCCAGTTCAGTAATAGAATTTCCAGTTAATACGGGAACTATCAACCCATTATCTACAACATTTCTAGTATCACTATTAACAACTACAATTGCGGGTGGAGTAACATATCCAGATCCACCAGAAATTATAGTTGTAATACCAATAGTATTTGAATCTTTCAGTTGAATTTTTGGTGATATAAAAGCTTCCGGTTGTAAGGTTTTGTCTGAAGAGTACTCAAACCCTTCATTTATAATTCTAGTATCTCTGATTGATCCAATAGTATCGGAATTTAAAGAAACAAATAAATTTTTACCATTTGCAGACGTTACATTAGAGAGGGAAGGTAACTTTTTATATCCAGAACCACCAGATAATAAATGAACGGAGTTCACAGGTCCAGATGCTGACAACGACGTAGTTGTATACTTCAATTCATCACATTCTGATGATGTATACGATAATTTTTCTGGAGATTTTTGTAGAGAAATCTCAAAAGTTGTTGATCCCACACCAGAAGTGATATAAGTATCATTATACAAACTATCTACAAATAAAATTTCCGAATAATTATTTACAGATGTATCAGAAGAACTAATATAACCCGACTTTTCTAAGGAATAATAAAGTTTTTGTGGAAATTGTGAACTACAATTAATAGTAAACGACGCATTAGATGATCCAACAGTTCCAGAACTTTCCAAACTAAAAGTACTCGTTGATCCTGTAGAGACAAATTCATTATTGAATTTTTGATCATAAAATACCTTAAACAAATATCCAGTTAAAGAAGAATCGGATAAGTCAAATACAAGATTATTATTTTTTACAGATTTTATTCTTGGATTAACTTTGGAAATAGTATGAGATGCTCCTCCAGTAGAAGCAAAACTTACAACTACTGGGGGATTGTTAGTGGAATTAATTAATGTCTCACTTAATTTAATAGAATCTGAATTTACTTTATAAACATAATATGATCCAGTTTGTAGACCAGATATTGGTAGATCTGCATCATAATACACTTTATCTCCAGTCTCAAACTCATGAGAAATAATTTCAATTTGATTCGTAGCGGAATTGACTGATAACGAAGAAAATCCTACTGGATTAATTTGAAGATTTTCGGTAAAAGAATTTCTATTAACTCTAACAGAGATGGAAGTTCCGATACCCACAGAAAGATTTGGTTTTACACTCAATGAAATTTGATCACCACTAGTCAATCCATGAGATGTTGATACTGAAACAGTGGATACAATTTTTTCAACTTTTCCAATTTGTTGCTCAAAATTACTCTCAAAGTAATATTGATCATTATTATCACCATTGTTTATAAAATAAACTTCATCTGATGTACGTGTAGTTTTTAATCCTATTGTGCTTGGAGATTTATTGACAGCATAAACTGTTGTTGGTAGAGGGAATGGAGTTCCTGTTGGTGAAGTTGAAATTGAGATGACTCCATTACCATTTTGGTTAAATGTAAGTTCTTGATTTGTCTCAAATGGATGATCTTCAATAGAAATCCTTTGTGTTGGAATAGATCCTGTAATTGTCTCTTGCCCGAAAGAATAAGAAACTTCGTGTCCAATACCAGCAGTAGTTCCTACTCCAACAGATTCAGTTGGATTAAAATAAACCCTGTCATTTGGTTTTGAATTAAAATAATCAATTTTTTGATTTATTGTGAAAGTTTTTGATTTGAAAGATACTGCTGTCCCTACGGTATGTCCAATTGATGGAATACCTCTTTTCACTCTAAAAATATTTTTATTGTCATATACATTCAGAACTTCTAAAGTTTCTGTTCCGATACCAATACTACTACCAACTGAAACTCCTGGGGGTATTTGTGTAACATAAATTTCTGTAGTATCACCAGATGATGCCACAATCTCTGTAGTCAATCCGGAATTAGGGATGGATGGAACATCTATTTGATAATAATTATTCAACTTAGATAGTTGAGATGTACTAAAACCAGATATCGTAACATAATCATTATCAGATAATGTATGGAAAGGAGATATAGTTCCTGTTACTTTACCATCATTTCTCCATGTAAATAACACACTATCATAATCTTCATATAAAGTGTTGATATTACTAATAGTTTTTCCTTTTAGTGAAGAAACACTAGCAGAAATTCCTCCACCATCTGTTGATGTGTTATCAAAAACTAAATTATCGTTTACTTTATAATTTTCTCCAGCACTAGTAACATCTATAGAAGAAACGGATCCTCGTTGAACAGATTCAATAGAAATTTTTTGTCTTGCAATTTCATTACTTTCAATGATGAAATCATTATCGGCATTTAATTCCGAAATCTTATATGGTAAAGTATTTCTAGAAAGTGATGAATTATTAAAATTAAACTTCTGATCTAAAGTTCTATTTTCATCAATAGTATTAGATCTAAAGGTATCTCCAATAAAATAAGGAAACTCGGGATTTTTTGTTATCGGATTTATTGAAGCATAATACGCATATACTCCATTTGGAAACTCTTCAGTTTTTGCAAACCTTCCATTATTTCTGTCAAGATCGCCATTTTGATTATCATACTTATAATCTTCGACAAAAAATCCGAGAGGGAACTCTGTTGTTGATGGTCTATCAACAACATTGGATATGTCCTTTGCATATCCCGTTGTCATAGTTTTTATTCCAGAATTTACATTCTCTGGATCTACGGATGAATATGAACCATAAATTGGATTTCCATCATATGCCCATCCAATAATACCAGATAAAGATGATCCATCATCATCAAAAGACGTTCTCAGTGTATCAAAATAAGAAGTGACTGAATATGATAACTCACCGTCTTCATCATTTAATATTTCATTTTCTTGTGTGGATAATCTTTCAACTTGATTTACGGTAAGAGATCTTATAGAAGAATCTAAAATTTGTCCAGTTCCAGATGGAATGATTTCAATAGAACTGGAATCTGAATATCCTATTCCAGCATTAAGTATTTTTACATCACTAATTTTTCCATTACTGACTACTGCTCTTAATTTTGCACCAGATCCATTTCCGGTTGGATCAAAAACTGTTAAATCTGGAACGGAAAAATATTCTTTTCCACCAAACTGTAAATTGATTTCACTTATAGATCCATTAACTATAATTGGTTTGATACTAGCATCTTTTCCAATTTTTAAAGTGAAAGATGGTTTTCTTTCAATGTTTAGAATATTTGATCCATACTTAGTTCCTTCCTCATAAAGATAGATATCTTCAATATGTCCCTTAACAATAGGTGTAGCAATAATAGATTGTGTTTGCGTTGTTGTACCTAAACCAACTGTGGTGAAGTTTACAGTTACTTCGATATTCGGGTACTTAAATTGATGAAAACCAGTCCCTATAGATGTTATATTTGCAAAGTTATTTTGCTGATAATTTGTAATATCAGTTCCACCAATACCAGCATCAGCTAATCTAAAAGAATCTTCATCATTTTTCAAGACATAGTATTGATTAGTTGTTGTTAATCCAGATATGTTTGTACCAGTTGAAGAATATTCAATAAGTTCTCCACTAGAAAATCCATGATTTACAAAATTAATTTTATTGTGAGATGTAGAAATACCGGAAGGTTTTACTAAAAGTTTTCTATTTGTAAATTTTCCGCCATCTAAAACCTTAATTTCCGAAATAGTATTCTTTACATCTAAAGTAACAAACTTTTGTGTTCCAGTCAAAGATGTAGATTCAAAAGAGATTACATTAGTTTCTGATTGATAATCATCAAATGAATTGAATAATCTTATAGTACTATTATTATCAACTTTTGCAAAATAATTTGAGTTATCAATTAAGGTAGATAATCCCAATCCAATAGTAATACTTGGATTTCCATTATTTCTATAAGTAATTTCCTCACCATCAACAAAATTATGATCAGTTAAAAATGTAATTTGAGAAGTGGATGTACTTATACCACCACCATTAGTTGTTCTTCTTGCATCAAATGATACTTCTCTTCTTCTAGCAAGAATAATAGGTTCAAATGAACCACCAGATCCGTTTCCTCCAGTAACATTAATTGATAATACTTCTTTGATATCAAATTCTTGACTATCAACGAAAATGTCTTCAATGGTTCCAGTAACTACTGGTTGAATCAATGCAGTTACCCCCAGTCCAGATGAAACTTCTATAAACGGGGGACTAATAACATCAAAATTTGATCCTCCATTTAAAACCTTTACACTTTCAATAGGTCCATAATAAACTTTATCAAAAGTTTTATAATTTGAAATTTCAACGCCATTGATCAACATTCCAGTTTTTCCTGGATTTGTCACCTCTCCGGTCCCATTTTTAATATTTGGTTGTAATGTAAATTTCTTTAAAACTTTTTGAGGATTTATTGTTTCGGATTTTTGTGAAAATAAAGTAAAACTATGTGTTTCTAAAGTAGCAGTTGATGATTCAAATTGAATAGAATTGGAATCCAAATCCAGAAAACTTGGTGATGTAAAGAGTTTTATTTTCTTAGGATTAGTAGATGAAACTTTTACATAATAAAATCCTTCAGGCAACCCTCTGAGAGGTGTCCCAGATGCTTTGTATTGAACTTTTTCACCACTTATGAAGGGAACATCACTATCAAATAAAATAGAACTGTAAAGACCGGTAAAACTATCAAAGTCTGTAAGACTCCCTGAGTTGGATGAAATTGATATTGAATGTAATCCTTTAGTTATTTGGTATGTGTAAGAATCTGTAAGTCCATTGCCCCAAGAAGGAAGAGAATTAGATGCTACGTATGCAAAATTACTATCATCAAAATAAACATTTTGAACATCTGAAAGAATTGTATTATTGCCATACTTGAAGTTAACAAAAGAACTATTAGCTTTGTTGACTTTTCTCCTCAATTTATAATTTTTAGTTGAGTCTGGAGAGAATGAACTTAAATTTGCTATTGATATTGATTTAGAACCAAATGGAATATCGGAACTAACATATGGTAAGTCTGAAGTTGATGTTGGATATACAACACTATTGGTTGACAAATCAATAAATTCTACAAGATCTCCTTTTTTTAACTGAGATCTATCCACCGATGTTTTTAATACAACTCCCGTTGGATTTGTAGGATCAATAAATGTAGAGATATTAACCGAAGAACTTGTATTATAAATCCAAGAATTTGAAAATATTTCTTTATAATTTTTATTTTGCTCTGGATTTTTAACTAATGTACCAACATTTTTAACTGTTATGATCTGACCTTCATCAACAGAAATTGACTTTGATTTTTGTACAAAATCAGATAAAACCCCCGTTAATCTAAGAACTACCTTATTTTCAGTTTTTCCATTTTCGTATGAAAAATAAGTATCTTCCGAAAAAACATTATCAGTAGCAGAAATGTCTTCATCAATTCCAGAACATCCTAAAAACTGATTGATACTCTTATCAGAATAAGTGATAGTATTGTTACCAGAATATATTGTTCCAGACTGTTCAAATCCAATTGTAGAATCTACAGAAATAATAGATGCTCCACTACTTACATCTTCAAGAACTTTTGAACTTGGAGTAATATTAAAATTACCTCTAACATTATTATTATCACTAAATCCGACAAATAATCCTATTTTAAAATATTGCTTTCCACTTCTTGCAAATGCTTCTACTGAAGATATCGAGGCATTTGTTTCTAAATCAGTAGTTTTGGTTAATGTTTGTCCGACAATCTTTGTTGGATCTCCACTTATTACTTCAGCAACACATATCTCTCTTCTAATAAATTCTGCATCTGAAGGTTTAATTAAATAATCCTCAAGATTAATTACTTTAGGTGTTTCACCATAAAGAACATTGAATAAAATTCTAAAAGAATCATCAGTTCCTTTCGATTCATAAAAAGATCTAGATTCTTTGATAAAATTGCCAACATCAATTTTTGAATCAAAAACTCTGTCTTCAAATCCTGGAGTATATGTAAACTTTATTTTTTTATAGAACTCTTTTAAGAATAGTGAACTTAAATTTTGTACACTTGATTCTGATGTATGTGATGAAGAAGTAGTTGTAGAAAATACTAATTCCTCATTATTTAAATCTTGATGATAACTGGTAATACCACTAAAACCACGAATACATCCAGTAAAAGTATTTGTAGTAATTCCAGTATATGTAATAACTTCATCATCAATTTTTAATAAACCATATTGATTCGGAAATCCCTTAGTACTAGAAACTGTGACAACATCACTGGACGCATCAATATTTGCAGATAAAGTTGTAGATCCTACAACAACCTCTGGTGTAAGATTATCTACTTTCAAATATTGATCCAAATTTTCTACAATATCAACCGGACCTCCCTGGTATTCCTGGGAAATATAATACTGCTTCAGAAAATCTACTGCCTTCGGACTTTCATCCAAGACAAATTCTGGTAATTGATTGGAAATTATATCCTGAATCTTTACTCTAGATTCAATTCCAGTCTGTATCATATTACTCTCTGATTAAACTTCCGTTAGAATAGCTTGATGTGTAGAAATCTCTGTTGAAAACAGTACCAGATATTTCATCTCCAGATGAAATAACATCTTTAATCATATTTATTTTAGTTTCTGAAAGATTAAAATTCAAATAAAGATCTCTTAAACCAACCACGTCATTAGATTCTGGGAATGCCTGAATCTCTATGACATTATTTGGTTTTACGGTAGATACTATATTTACTGTCCCAAGATTTATTTCACCTTTTATATAATCAACTGTCCCTGCAGATTTGGCAATAACTCTTACAGTTCCATCTGGTAAATTTTTAACGATAGACAAAATACCGGTTTTTTTGTCTGCATTTGGTACATCAGTTAGATAAACAATATCACTTTCACCAGAAACTCTAAATCCAGTAGATTTTATGTTTTTACCTTCTTCAGAAACATGGAATTGATTACCAAAACATAATTCGTACTGTGCAAATTGATTTAGTAATGCAAACAAATTTCTTCGTATTTTTACTCTCGTAATGTTTGACGTAATTGATGTATCGGTACTATCAATTGTTCTAAGAACTTTACTATATCTAAATCTTCCTCCAAATTTATTAAGATCAGTAGACTTAGAATAAGTTGTAAGTGAATTTGATATTTTTGTTTTCAAATCATTAGGTGTTGTCACCATAGAATCATTGTAATAAACAAATGAATCTAGTTCAATGTATAACAGTTTTAAATCTACAATCTTTTGATTGATACCAGAAATTGAATATTGCTTTAATTGAGATAAAATCCTAGACTTATTAAAATCGGATACTAAGAAACCATTTTTTGGTTTAATTGAAATCTGTACAGTTCCAAATTCTGGTGGATCCAATTCTTCTCCACCAACAACGGATACAGATTCTGTATCTGGATATATTGTTTTTACAATTGACTCGTAATCACGTCCGGTAACTGCTCTATTTTGTGCAGAATATATTCTTGGGGCAAAATATTTAATAGAATCTGTAGATTCTATATCACCACCATTCTGAGATTTTTGATTTGTTGTAACCGAAAATGGTTGTGGTGTAACGGCATTACCAATACTATCAACTACTCTTCCAGAAAAAGAGAACCTTGAAGCATCATTTCCGTCTTTTCCATCCGTAACAAGATAATCTACTGTAATTATTTCACCACTTTCTAATTTTCTACCTATTAATCCATCACCAAATAATAATTCATATTTTTCATCTTGTATTTCTTGAATCAAAAATGTGAGTGATGATCCAGTGACATTTGTAATATTATCAATCATATGGTATTCTATACCCAATCCAGAATCACCTTCCTTTTTGACATACACTTTTATAGTAGATGTATCTACAAAAGAATTATTCAGTACAAATCTTTGATCTAGTGATGAGTCAACTACAAATTGTTTTGTAAGAAAAGTTCCTTGTGATATTTCAACATTCTCAAATGTAGCTGTTCTTTTATTTACTGGAGTTCCATCAAGGTTAAAATCAGTTATTCTTGTTGGTTTCTGTATATCTTCTAAAATTGAAAAAGTATATGATGTATCACTTGAACTTCCAACACAAACTAATCCTTTTTTTAATACAAATGTAGAAGACTCAGTTCCCTCTACTTCCACGTCAAAGGTCACAGATGCCTTTGCAGCAGTCCTTGATTTGGGTACGTATCCAATGTTTCTTGCAAGAGATACAACGTTCTCACGGAGGGTTGCAGAGTCCAAGAAGGACTCATTTACAACCATATTGGAATTGAATGCGGTTATGTATGTATTGTATGCAAGAGTATCAATCAATACAGAAAAGTTAGAACCTTCGAAATCAAATCCCGAAAAATCGGAATTTGCACGAAGATAACTTTTAATTGATTCTTTTATTTGATCAAAATCTAGATCTGAAAATTTTGTAAAAGGCATATTATCTGGTTGCCTCTAATAGGAACGAATATTCTTGTGTCGGAAACTCTTGCCCAATAATATCAAAAACGACAGTAACTTCAAATTCATTACTATCAGGTCTAGGAAGAACTTCTACTTGTAAATTATCAACCCTTGGTTCGAAATTTTCTATAGAAATCAAAATTTGATCACTAATTACCGATGCAGTACCAAAATCAACGAAATCAAATAAACTTCCTCTTACATCAGATCCAAATAATGGATTAAAGAACTTTTCGGTAGGTATTGTTTGGACAATATTTCTCACAGATCTACGAATTGCCGACTCATTTTTAAGAACGGGTAGATCTTTTGTGATGGGATGTGGATCAAAAGACAAACTAATGTCCTTAAATGCTCTAGATATCCTCCGAATTGCCATTTTGACTAGAGTTTTCTGAATTTATTTATACCCATATCTAGGAACTTGTGTAACTAGGCTCTGTACCATACTCCCAATCATCATAATCTTCGTCATTACGAATATTTTTATGTAATTCTTCCTGCTTTTTAAAATTATGACGTTTTGGTCTGTCGTGCATTACCTCTCGAAGCACTAATTCTTCGGGATCATTCGTTTCTTTTGGCAATGACCAGTAATCTGACGTTAAACTTGTCGTTCCCCACACTTCTTTCATGTAACTTACGTCTCTATCGACAGGTGAATTTGCCATTTTGCTCCTGTTTTGGAAAAACAGAACTTTTTGAGGGGTTGCTATCCCTATTTTCTATTTATTTTCACCCTCTTCGGATACATTTTCACGTTCTTTTGCCGTTTTCCAAAAATATTCATCTTCACGACCCATTCCAAGTCGATCATGACCATTCTCAACCTGATAATATTGCGTTGAAACCTTAAAATCGGGCATTTTGGGATCAACAGGTGTCAGACTATTGTCAAAAATGCGTAATCTATTGTTTGGATACAGTCCATACTGCCCATTTTCAAGTTCAATCAGGTTATGAGACTTGTGTTCGGCAGGATTTTCACTCGTTGCCCAGTCAACATAGTCGGGGTCATGGTGATAATTGTCAATTGTACAGACATAAGTGCCTTTTACAATGCCATGGTCCCTTGTATAGCACTCAAAGTCCATAGAACCAATGAATTTCTTGTCCACTGAGACGACCCCATAATCCATACAATTCCAAAACTGTAGGTTTGGTAGACTCATGTCCGGTGAAGGGGTCTCAGGGTCCGATACAAAGGCACTGATGGGCAGTTTATCATACATTGCCGCATACTCTGGCAAATAAGTCTCAAAATAAAAAGCACGTCCAGGAATCGATTTAACCGAAACCCAGACGCCCTTTACAAATTCACCATGTCCACTTTGATGATCTGTTAGATATTCTTTTCTAACCCATACTTCCATTGAAGGAAGATTTGCAATCAAACATGCCATGTGACGTAATATTAGTTAATGTATATATTAACGTCCTTGTCCCCGATACCTCTTGCGAGCCGAGTTACGCGACGTTGCCGCATACTTTGTATTCTTACCATTTCCTTGACGAGATTTTTTGGGCTTCCCCGGCATAAAACCGTCTTTGACTAAACCTGTTTTTGAACGAACTGCCATAATACTCCTTAAATTTCAAACATTTTTGTTTCTAGGTCTTGTGGTCTTGGAGAACCTTTCTGATAATACTCTATCGAAAGATCCTCCATAATATCAAAGTATTCTTCTTGGGTCAATCCCTTATAAAGAACTTCCCCCTTATGGAGAATTGTATACTTTGTCTGACTCATCAGATAACCCTTGTCTTCTCGTGACCAACTCTGATACGAGGATCGCACCAGATCTTAAATCCTGCTTCGATAGCGTCGAGACAGAATGATACATCCTCTCCACACATATCCTGCACCTCTCCACTCTCAAAGACTTGCATCTTCGGAGCAAACCATGGATACTTCATCTCAGAATGCTCAAATACTCCATTCTTAATCAGTAACCATCCAAAACCTGCATAGTCTACAGTAAAGGGTTTCTTACGTTTGGAAATACTCTCAAGTGTTTCATGGTTCATTACACCACCGTTATTACGGAAGTCATCCTCTTCCATCCAGTGTGCAACACTTGTCGTTTTGCCGTCTTCCGTACAATACCATCCACTTGCAATGTCCTGATCCATTAGAACTAATTGCCAGAACTTCTCAGTATTGAACACAATATCACTATCAATCCATAATTGATAATCATACTGCAACTTTCCGTCCCATGGAATCTGATCCGGTCCTCGCAGTACATTCGCACCTAAACACTTGCATCGTGCAAAATTCACCATTGATGAATAATCTTGCGAGATCTGAATGCTTGCTCCTGCCTGCACCAAATCAAAACAAAGTTGTACAAAATTTTTGAGATATGTGTAGGAGACTCCTCTACCAGGCAGGCAAAACACTACAGTCTTGCCTTTGATCATTTCTCTTGCCTTACCATAGTCCCACTCTTGAGTGCTCTCTGATGGTTTGGGTTTCTTTGCTTTAACAGTAAATCCTTTAGCCATAACTGTAAGTAACTACGTCACTATCATAACACTCTATCTATACTTAGTCAATATCTCTGATGATAATACAGTCGTTCTCATCCTCGATGTTTACTTCTACTCCCTCGTACCACCCCTTCTCATCACAAATCCACTCAGGGATTATAATATAATGCTCACCCGATACTGGATCGATCTCTACGACCGTTAAATTTTCCTGCGGATTTTTTTGCATATCTTTGAACCCTG